GGTTAATTGAAGCAAAGTTTTTAAGGGTGGTAATAGTCTCAGGAGAAAGTTTCATATAAGGTCTCGGTTTCACTTGTTTTCAATAAGGTTTAGATGATTAATCAAGAGCATCGTATAGTGCAGAACTTTAAACAGGTCCTGACGTGGAGTACCCTTGGTATCATATCGGTCAATATATTTTGTTACATTTCCAGCACAGAATCCTTCACGACGATTGTGCTTAATTTTATCTAATGTTTGCTCTTTTCCACCACCAGTCCTATCTACATAATGTTGACTGTAGGTGCCTTTAAGATATTCCTCAAGTTGCTTTAGAATTTTATCTTCGTTGTATTTCCAAAATCCATTTTTATTTTCATCAGTATTCATATTAAATGTAATTGTATCAGGAGAATAGTGTGGATTTCCAGTAAGGCTAATTCCGTCATTATGCCAAAACTCTTGGTCTGGGAGGGTGTCATCACCATAACTCAAATTCAAAAAGTTTTCTTCCACTTCAACATCATTACTAAAGGTCCGTTTTAAGTATACCAGGTTTTCCAGAGCAGTCAAGAAGAAATTTTGCTGAATCCCTTAACTTTCTCGAACTTAATTACGTCATCAAACGCATCCATCATTTCGTCCGTCTTATGAGAGATTACAAATACATTTGTATCTTTTAACATATATCTAATTATTTTACTAAAGTAATCAATTCCATTTCCATCCAAAGAACTATCAAATACCTCATCAAGAATAAGCAGATTTGTATTTGCTGAATTCTTCATTCTTGCAATTTCCCTCCAAGTAAAAAGAATTGCAAGATTTATCCGCATCTTTTCACCTTCAGAAAAAGATTCATAAGTAAAATCTTCGTGAATTGGTGACTTTAAGTTTTCTTTAAATTCTTCATCAAAAGAAAAATTAATATAAAAGTCCATCAAATTCAAATATTTGTTGATTTGAGTATTCATCAATGGAAGATATTTTTTAATAACCTTTGATTTTATTCCACCATCTTTTAGCATTGAACCTACAAATTCAAAATAAGAAACATCTTCTTTATGCTTACATTTTGAATTACCAATTTCTTTTAGTTCATCTTGAAGTTTTTTTAACTTATTCCTCTCAGTATTTGTGTTTTTAATTCCATCGGCAATCTCTTGAATTTCACATTCAAGTTCTTTTGATTGCTTATTAAATTGAGAGATTTTAATGTTGTTACTAGAAATTTCATTGTTTATGCTATTAATTTGCTTTGCAATTTTTGCAAATTCAGACTCTCTAAGTTCTTCGTTTTCTATAAGAGTCTTAATTTCTTTATAACCAACTTCAATTTCTTTTACTTTATCTTGAAATTCACCAAGTTTATTTAACCTAAATTCCTCGTCAATTTTTTGAGTACAAGTAGGGCATACCGTATTATTATCAAAAAATTGATGTTGCTCTTTGATTGTAGATGCCTTCTGAGATAGTTTACCTTTCAAAGAAGAGAGTTGTTTTAATTTCTTTGTTGGGTCTCCAAGTTCTTTAGTTTGTTTCTGCAAATCAGCAGATATTAGATTCTTTTTATCACTTTCTTCAATTAATAAATTAATATTATTTTGAAGTTCTTCAATCTTTGCATTCTTTATTTTTATATTTTTCTCTCCATTTTTTTCTATATTTTCAATAAACTCTTTTTGCATCTCAATTTTTTCTTCCGTCATAACCTCCTTAATGGACTCTTCTTTGAATTTCTCATTAAGTCTTTTAATCTTTTCTTTGACAACAGAATTCATTGAAGAAAATATTTTAATGTCCAGCAAATCTTCAACAATCTCTCTACGATTTGCAGCAGAAAGTTGCATAAAAGGTATATATGAAGCACTACCCAAAATCACAATTTGAGTAAATGACTTGTAGTTCAGTTTTAATACAAAACTTTCCAACCATTCTTGTTGGTCATTTGCTGATGCTTCCTGGTCTAATAAAGAACCATTCTTATAAATTTCAAAGATGTTTGGTTTTATCCCCCTTACAATTTTCCACTTGTTTGTTCCAATGGAAAATTCAATTTCAACCAAACAATCTTTCTCATTAGTAGAGTTTACTAATTGACTTTTTGTAATTTTTCTGAATGCTTTATTAAATAACCCAAAACATAAAGCATCTAGCAATGTGGATTTTCCACTACCATTTGAACCAACGACTAGTGTTGTGGGATTCTTATTAAAATTTATCTCCGTAAACTGATTTCCTGTTGATAAAAAATTACGAAATCTTATTTTCTCGAATAGAATCATTATTTCTTGGGGGTATCACAAATTCATCTGGTGGTATTATAACATAACTATACCCATAAGCATCACAAGTTTTAACTGCTAACTCTGGGTCAACTTCAACTACTGACATTGGAGGATAATCTTCTGCCTCTAGAAGTCCTGCATATCTTTCCGCATCATCTTCATCCAGGAAAAAATACAATGATTTTTCTCCATCATCATCTGGGACCGCATATGCCCCCTCATCTTCTTTCCCTTTTATAGAAAGTATATACATTACTCTAGTTCTAGTGCTTGTTTATATACTTCTCCAACAATTGATTTGACTTTATTTTTATCAAACTCAAAGTCAGAGTCTTCAATATATTTATTAAGAATGGTCATTGTGTCCTCAATCTCTGTATCAGAGTATTCAACAAGTGTATCGTCAATATCCATCATATCAACGACTTTGACCTCTAATGGATTAAAGTTAGTTATAAAATTTAAATATTTGTCAAATGCTTTTTGATTATTATTTTTTCTAATTATTATTTTTACTATTTTATCAGTAAAGTTAATGTCTTCAATTTCTGAGACTGAACCATCTTCATAATATACTTTTTCAAATATATTAAAAGGATTTTTGCAAAAATTTATTTTATATGTTTCCGTATCAAATATATTGAATCCTCTATCATCTCCATAATCATTCCAGAACATTTGATACGGGTTTCCTAGGTAAAATACCTTTCCATCGTCACTGCGGGTGTGGTAATGCCCAGAATAGACTCTATCAAACTTATCAAAGATTGTTTTATCCATTCCTCCTTTTTGAACCTGTCCAGGAAAAACAGAAAACCCATTTAGTTCTAAATGACCAAATATAACTTTTGCTTCTGTATCTTTAAGCAAATTAAAAACTTCTTCCTGGTTTTCATTGCATATCCAAGGAAGCAGCAAAGTATTTAATCCGTCAAATGAAACTTCTAGAGGAGACGAAACTGGAATAACATTTTCATATTGATTCAAAAGCAAATCAATTGAATTAATCCTATTTGTATTTTTATAATAAACGTCGTGATTCCCAACGATGTTATAAACAGTTATTCCAAGTTCTTGAAACTTATCATAAACATTTTCTTTTGCCCATTCCAAAGCCCAATAGTCAATGCCTTTTCTATTATCAAAGGCATCCCCCATATGAATAACGATATTTATTTTTTCTTTTTTTAACTTCGGAAAAAAAATCTCATTATAAAATTTCGCAAAATATTCATGAAAGTTTTTATTTGCTTTTTTAAAATTATAATGAGTATCAGTAATGATACCTAATTTCATTGATATGATTTCATTTGAATATTATCTTTGATTGTATTGTAGTCAGAAGAACTAAATCCGTCACCATCAACGGAAAATACTTCATCATATCCACTACGTTCAATAATTTTTTCTTTAATCTCCATTTGTTTCTTCTCTTTATGGATTCTACGAAGAAATGCATAATAAACAATTTGAGTAAAGTATGCAAATGGATTGGTTCTTTCTGTATCAAAATTATTAATATAATTCACACAGTTTTCCACACCATCACTAATCATATCTTCCCTAAACATATAATTTACAAAATTGGGACGATATGATAAATGAGTAGCAATTTTCAAAAAGCAATCTCCAAGATAATTTGAAATCATTGGTGGTGCTAATCCTTTGGATTTGGCATTATCAACTTTTATCTTATGTTGAACCAATGCTTCATGAAAATCTTTATTATTAACGTAATGGGGGTTCTTGGTTGCTTTACTATTCATTTATTTTTATGTACTAGTGCCTTTGTTTTAATGTAGACATATTAGCATAAAAAAGAACAATTTGACAAGTCGGTATCATTTGAGTAAAATAACTCTGTCAGGGTTGATAACCATATGAGGCTTAATTATCTTCTGATTTATAAAGTTTCTCTAGAGAGACTCTTGCTTCACTAATTGATGATATGTATCCCATATTGGGAGATACATTCTTTTTATTCTGTTTTTTATTTTTATTCTTTATAAATTTTTCATAGATTGAAATTATATGTTTATCTTTAACTTCTGAAATAGTTATTACTTTTTCCATGTTAAGTAAAAATGTAGTTTCATCAGTAAATTTAATCCAAGGATTTATTTTATATCCTTCAACAGAATATTTTTGAATCGTTATTGTTTCAATTATAACAGGATCATCAAGTATTAAAATAGTTCTATCTTCCTCATCGCAAGAACATACTTTAGAAAATATTTCTTCGGAGGAGATTAATTTAATTATTGCATAGAATTCATCAGACATTGGTTTTAAAATTGATTTTAATTATTTCATAGTTAAAATCTTCTTCATTATAAATTTTAACTCTTTCAATTAAATGATTGAGAGTATAATTTTTTTTAGAGTTATAAGTAATGTCATCTGCAATATCATAAAGAATTGCTTGTGTTTTGTTATTTCCTTTTCTTAAAACTCTTCCAATTGATTGAAGATTTCTGACTCTTGATTTACTGGGTGAAGCAAAGATAACATTATGCAAATTTCTAATGTTAATTCCGGTAGAAAATGTTCCGTAAGATGCAACAATAATTGCATTATTTTCTCTTTCAGTAATTTCTCTAACAAGTTCTCTTTCTTCAGTATTAACTCCACCATGAACAAAAAATATTTTTCTTTCTTTTGTTGCTGAATTATTTATAAGTTCATATAAAGGCAGACCATGACTTTCAACTCTATTGAATAATACTAAACTATTCCCCTTTAGATCTAAAACTAAATTTTTAATAAAATTATTTCGTTTATCGTGAGATATTAAATACTGAATTTCTTCTTCATACTCATTAAACTTATGAGGGTCGTGTGCCAATAACAAAATTTTTATTTGTAATTTAGATAAATGTCCTTTTTCTATTAACTCTTTTGTTTGAGTTACTTTATATGATGGACCAAAAAGACCTTCCAAAACCCATTTATGTGTCTGTGATCCATCTAAAGTACCAGTAAATCCAAATCTATACTTAGCATTATCACACTTAGTCATTATGCTAACTAATGATTTTGATTTAAATAAATGTGCTTCGTCTCCAATAATTACGTTAAAATCATTAAAAAAACCTCTAGGCAAATTATAAATTGATTGCCAGGTTGTTATTACTACACTCTTTTTAGTATTTTTTTCTTTTCCGGAATAAATCTTGTGACAATGATGTTCTGCATTCCAACCATAATCTTCAAAATCTTTATACATCTGCTCAACTAGAGATGTTGTTGGAACAACCAAAAGAATTTTATTATCCTTTTCAGTAAAGTATCTAACAACGGAGTAAATCATTAGGGATTTACCAGATGCTGTTGGGGAGATTAAAAGCTTTCTATTATATTTTAATGCATCATAAACTGCGTCTATTTGATACTCTCTTGGTTTATGTTTAGAAATGCGAGACATATAATCTTTGACACCCTCATAAGAAATCATTTCATTTTCTTCTAATGGGGTTCCATAAAATTTATTATCTCTAAATTCTACTGAATATTCATATCTTTTTGCCCAAGCAACTATTTTGTCTAGCAGTCCAACATAAATTTCTCCAGTATGAGTACTATATAATCTAATTTTGCCATCCCAATACTTACTTCTGTATTGTGGCATAAATTTTGCACCAGGAACATCAAAAGTAAAATACTCAGAAAGTTCTTGATGTATATGTGGTTCTGTCTCTACTTTTAAGTAGACCTCATTTTTTTTCTGTATAATTATATTATCCATAACCAGCAGTAAATCTCATATATTCGATTGCATTTTTAATTTGGTAAGTTCTGTTTAAAATAGTTTTTAAGATACTTTCCAAATAACTAAGCATAACTTGATAATATTCTATTTTTGAACTTGATTTCAAAATATCTTCGTCTGCATCAAGATATTTTTCCAAATCTGGTTTTAATACTTTATGATCAAATGGGTTTTCTTTATATACATCTGGATCTGATTTGCCAGAAAAATATAACCATTTTTCTTTTTTTAAAACCTTAAATTTATTTTCCTCTATTTTTTTCAATAGAAGAATATTGTTGTATATTTTATAGTATTTTGAGTGTAATGCTGGAATTTTTATAGATTCTTCGTGTAAATTATCTGAATCTATCTTTGAGTCTTCTTCCCATAATCTTTGAATTTCATCAATATCCATAAATCAATATTTTATAATTTCATAAATTGTATATTTAAAAACTACTTCTGCCTCTATGTAGTTTAATGCAGTTTCTTTGGCACTAAACTCTATAGAAGTTAATGATGTTGGGAACATACCCTTAAATACTACAGAAGCGGTTGGTTGATAATTACTGTTGTATATGATTAATGATCCATCAGACTGCCCGCTAATTGCTGTCTGTTTACCTGGAAAATATTCATCGTTATCCAATAGTTCTTGATATTCTTCAACTGATTCTGGATAACCAAATCCCCTTAACCAATTGTGAATTGTCAAGTAATTTTCCATATCTTCGTCAATCATAAAACGAAGAGTGAAATCACTATATGATAACTTATCTCCAGGTATTGGTATGTCTTTCAAATATGTTGGTTGAATTGCCACACCCAAATTTATGCCAGGAATTGAAGCAGAATTTGAGAAAAAATCTACCTTCGGTTCTTTAGATAAATTAAATTTAAACCCAACTGGTGACAAAAAATTTCTATTTGAAATTTGTCTTTGTAATGGAGATGCTTGATCCATACCCAAGATATCAATTTATATTAATATTTATTTGCATAAAAAAAGAGGGTCCGAAGACCCCCCTTAATTTCCTTAGTGATGAATCACATTAGGTTGTCAACACGTACTCTTCTGTAGTAACGGTTGCTGTTTGCCTCAAGACGGCCAAGACCAGCATTAGTACCTTCAGCAAATGGGTTTGCAACGATACCATAACGAGTCTTAAATCCGATTTTTGGCTGGAAGCTGTTCTCACCAACTGCACGTACCATCTGGAGAGGTACATAAGGGCAGTAGAAGAGACCTGCATCATAAGGTGAAGAACCCTTATAACCAACAACGTAGTACTGGTTAGCACTGTTGTTTGCTGCATATGGGTCAATATAAACCTTGTAACGACCATTGAGAACACCTGCGAAGGTGTTGCCAGTGTCATCAACGTTGAGGTTTGCATTGAGTGCAGGGGTGTAGTCAAGAAGTCCTGCGTGGGTGAGTGCTGAAGCAACGTCTGCGGAGCAGAGAATCATGTTGCCCTTTCCTCTACGAGTTCTTTGTGCAATCTGGTTTGCATCACGCTCGATTTGGAAGATAAGACCCTTGAACTTCTCAACTGACCAACGACCGTTGGAGTCAACATCAAGGTCAAATACACCTGAAGTTGCGGTATTGAGGCTTGCACCCTGCTCAGCAATCTTGTAGATGGTTCTGATAACTTCACGGTTGATTTCAGCAAGAATCTCAGTTGAGAGAATATTTGCTAACTCAGCCTCAGCATTTAGACCATGGATTGCCTTGAGGTCTTGTGCAAGCTCTAGTGAGTACTCAGCCTTGAGTGCTCTGGACTTTGCAGTAACGGTGACTTTCTCAATTGAGAATGCCATCTCGTTGAATGCTGATGAACCAGATCCATCAAGTGCTTCTGACTCAGAGGTGCTCATACCCTGACCTACATTGTAGGTTCCAAGTGGGGATCCAGTTGGGTTAAGAAGACCTGGGTTTGAACCTGTTTGTGTAGTAGAACCGAATCCAGCACCTGAATTGGTCATACCAGCAGTATTGCCATAACCAGCATTCTGACCAGAGAATGCGGTATCTGCTTCGTTGAATAGTGCTTCTGCACCGTTCTGATCGACATACTTCGAACGCATTGCGAAGATAAGACCAGTTGGTGCATTCATTGGTTGAACACCTGCGAGGTCATATGCGACCAAGTTAGGCATTGAACGACGAATGAGTGAAATTAGAACTGGGTCGAAACCTGCAACAGGTGACGATGCACCACCACTGAAACCAGCAGCACCAGTGCCTGATGGGTCAGTATTTACGGTTGGAGTTTCATAGAGGAACTCACGCTCTTCACGGAGTGCTCTCTCTTGGTTTTCTAGCAGGACGGCAGTAACTGCTCTACGGTGGGAATCTCTGATTTCACCTAGACCATTATAGTCTAGGAGTGGTGCCCACTTCTCCTGCAGATGCTCTGCATTGAACATTTGCATTTTGGTTTACCTCTTTATGGAAATTGTAAGTTTGATTTTGTTATGATATAAAAATCACTTTTTGGAAACTCTCTCAAGTGCCTGAAGATAAGCACCCATTGTTCCAGTAACTGGTTGTGAGTAATCGGTCTCTTCAGCCATATAATCTTGAGTGCTTCTCTGAGTAACTACATTAGATGGGAAATAAGATTCCCTCAATGCGACTAGTTTCTCACGATAGTCTTCTTCACTACCAAACTCAACATTTTCTGCAAGAGAAGCAAGCTTGTCTTTCTGTGAAAGTGCAAGTCCTTCAGAAACTTCCGCAAAAATTACGTCAGTTACTGATTCTGCTAGTCTCTTATTTAGAGCAACATTTCTTTCGATTTGCTCGTTGAGTTTTGTCTCCATTTCATCAAGTTTATCTACCATGCTCTCAAGCACATCATATCTATCTTCAGGGATTGTTACATAATGTTCTTCAAAAAGACCCTTCATTCCTTCAAGGAATGATTCGGTCATATCAGTCTTGATTCCTTGCTCAACTACAAGTGCATTCTCTTGAATCCACTCGTCAGCAACATACTCTAGGTAGGAATCAATTCTGTCAGTTAATTCTTCTTTAATTGCTTCGACTTCTTCAAAAAGTCTCTGCTCATAATGATGTGAAATTGCTTCTTCGATTTGCTGAGTTCTAGCATTCAAAGCAGCTTCAAAAACTGTCTTTGCTCTGTCTCTGAATTCTTCGGAGAGTTCTTCACCAGATAGAAGAGCATTTACATCCTCTTCAATTTCATTTTCAATAGCAATGAATGCTTCCTTCATTGCCTTCTCTTTTTCGTCCTCTTCGTCCTCGTCTTCTTCATCCTCACCCTCTTCATCTTCCTCATCTTCTTCGGAAGATTTCTTAGCAGCTTCTTCTAGATCCTCTTCACCCTCTTCGAGTTCATACTCGTCTTCTACGAGCTCTTCATCTTCAATTTCTTCAGACTCCTCTTTCATTCCCTTCATTGGGTCTGCTGCTTTAGCACCTTTGTTAACTACATCTTTAACTTGTGCTAAAGTTGCTCCAGGAGTCTTCAGCTTTGCTGAATCATCGGTGGACTTATAGTTTTCTGGAGTAGGACCACCAAGGTCTTCCCAATTACCGGTTTGACCAGCAACTGCACCAGGTGCAAGTTTGTGCATTGGTTCTGCTGCAGAAGCATTAGCATTCACAGCAGTTTTAGATTGTTTAGTGCCTGTTTCCATTTCTTGTAAATTTTTACCACGGGACATTTGAACTCTCCGATTTACTTATATCGTGATTCTATATTTATTTATAAATTAAAGATTTGATAAAAAGTCTTGGAACAGATTAAGTTTCTGTTCGTCAAGTGCTTTTTGGTCAACTAATGTATTTATTCTCTTATAAGTCTTCTGTGCAAGTTGCTCACGAAGGATTCCACCTTCCCAAACCCATTCTTTACCTTCCATAATTCCAGATACAAATGCGTCGGGAGCAGAAGGGTCTGCTACGATATCCGCAGCAG